CCTCGCATACCTCGTATTTAAAGCCCGCTCGGTTTAGATAATGCTCAAAGTCTTTACGTGCTCGGTGCAGTTCTAGTTGGGTCTTGTTTGGTCTATCGGTACTCATAATAATTTTAGTCATTTTTAGTTACTCTCTATTGGTTTGTTTTTAAAGTGACTCTAATAGGGGGATCTATTAAAGCCACTATAGAAACAAACAAAAGGTAATTCGATTCTAGATTACTCTCCATCGACCGACTATTAAAGCCGTTACGACCCACCGATGAGGTCAGACTAGATGCCAAGCTTTAGGGGCTCTAGATGGAGCGGTTAACTTCCATACAGATAGATTAGCAGGTCTGATAATTAAAGAATTCTAAATGCGACCCTTGAATACCTAAACGCGACACGGGTATAAAATACTTTAGCCCCTCTTATATAGACACAATACCTAATTAGCTAAATGATAAAAGTATAATCAGACAAATGATAAAAGTATGGAATTGCTGCCTAACGAATAAAATAAGTTAGTCTATCCTAAGATATAGACCTAAGCTAAAACCCCTCACAGGACAATCTAGGGCCCTTGATGGATATATGTAGACATTAGATAACAATACTATCCTAAAATCGACACTTGTCTAAACACGACTTGGTATAGATATTGCATACCTAGCAACAACCATGCCAACAATAGACAGACAAGCTAGACAATAATCATGCCAACATTAGACAGACTAGATTCACTAGCTATACAATAATCATGCCAAGAATACCACACTCATAGGTTCTTTCTCTTGTCAATTCTGAGCACATATGTGACCCATGAGTCAGGCCGTGACTATCAGACACACTCTGGTCATTCCGTGACTATTGGGCTGCCTTTGGTCATTCCGTGACTCCTGAGCCCTCTCTGGTCACATTATGACTCACGGGTCATGGGGGGGCCCCCTGTGGTGTAACCAATAAAAAGAATCTAGGCTCATAGGCACATGGGAGGGAAAATGGGGAAATAGGGGAGAAGGGTATAATTAGAAAGTCAAGCAATTAATGTATATTTAATAGAACTGAAGTATCCTCTCGTAGACCAAATGGACTGTATTGAGGGGGAAGACTAGATTAGACTTGACTTATGCTAAGAAATATGTTATAATAGTACATTAGTGTCTTAGGGACGCTTTAGAGTAATCCTTTAAGAGTTTACAATAATAATAAATATAATAACCAAACTCCAACGGTAAGTATCAAACGGGTCGAGCTATACCACTAAAGTGATGAATCTCGCAACTACCTTATTGTATGTCTATCCTTTAGTTGTCTGCCCCCTCTGTCCTAAGAGGTCAAGGTACGATGATGAGAATCTTATGTAATGTCTACTCAAATAGAAGAAGAGATTAATCCTCGCACTGGTAAACCAAAGAATAAGAAAAGGAAAGGAAGTCCATTACTCTATAAGGGTATGCCTCCTTTAAATCCAGCAGGAAGACCTAAAGGAAGTGTCGGTAAGTACACCCAACTCTCTAGAGAATTAATGTCTGAGAGAGGGCCTGATATAGTCAACAAGGTAATTGAATTGGCTATGGAAGGTGATACTACATGTCTGAAGATGTGTCTGGATCGAATACTACCGCCTAAGAGAGATGTTGAAGTTAAACATGAGGGTGGACAATCTATAAACATCACTGTAGCTCAGTTAGGTAATCAAGCTCAGGATGCAATAGAACACGTAGGTGGTCAAGTAATAGAACACAGCCTATCTAAGTCTATCGCTAAGAGTAAGAAGGAAGAGGACAAGGCATACGATGCTATCGTAGTGTCTGTTCTAGAAGAAGAAGAAGATGAGTGATATACAGGTAAGTCTGACTCCTGCACAAATGGAGATATTCAACTCACCTGCTCGTTTTAAAGTAGCAGCGTGTGGTAGACGTTTCGGAAAGAGTTACCTTGCAGCGTGGACGTTATTGATTAAAGGTCTAGAGTCACAAAGCAAGGATATATTCTATATAGCCCCGACCTTTCAACAGGCAAAAGACATTCTATGGGGACTGTTGAAAGATTTGGGTAGAGATGTGATAAAGTCTACTCACGAAAATACAGCTACAATAACCCTGATAAATGGTAGGAAGATATACCTAAAGGGTTCGGACAGACCAGATACACTACGAGGTGTAGGTCTGGCCTATGTAGTGATGGATGAGTATGCTTTTATGAAGCCCTCTGTCTTCGAACAGATCATCCGTCCTACCTTAGCTGACGTTAAAGGTGAAGCCCTATTTATCGGAACACCCGAAGGGCGTAATCACTTCTACGATATATACATAGCTGCACAGGACGACCCTGAGTGGGAAGCCTTTAGTTTTAACTCTACTGATAACCCACTGATAGACCCTAAAGAGATTGAAGTCGCTAGAAGGTCTATGTCTTCACAGGCATTCCGTCAGGAGTTTGAGGCTTCATTTGAATCCTTCTCAGGCGGTATCTTTAAAGATGAATGGTTTGAAACCTCAGTAGAACCAGACTACGGACACTACATTATTGCAGTTGACCCTGCTGGCTTCGAACAATCTGTTAAAGATAGAGGTAAGTCTGGATCTAAGCTAGATGAAACTGCTATAGCAATAGTAAAAATCTGTGGTGATATATGGTGGGTAAAAGATATATTACACGGTAGGTGGAACATAAAGAAGACCGCAGAGAACATACTTAACTCTGCCATAGATAACGAAGCGTCTACAGTAGGTGTCGAGTCAGGGGCCCTGAAGAATGCAATCATGCCCTATCTAGAAGACCTAATGAGAATACAAGGTCGGTGGGTCGTAATCACTGATGTGACTCACGGTGGTAAGAAGAAGACTGACCGTATCACATGGGCCCTACAAGGCCGTATGGAACACAGAAAGATCAAGTTCAACAAAGACAGGGATTGGAGACACTTCGAAGATCAAATGATGTCTTTCCCTAGTACACAAGTACACGATGATCTGCTAGATGCTTTAGCATACATAGATCAAGTATCAGTAGCAGATTTCACCAACTCTATCGAAATAGAAGAGTGGGAACCACTAGATTTAGAAGCAGGATATTAAAATATGATTGAGCAAGAAGAAGACCAGTATCAAGGACTATCCTCTTGGCTAGGCGACCGTCTAGAAACATGGAAAAACCACCGTGACCAGAACTACCAAGATAAGTGGGATGAATACTATCGTCTTTGGCGTGGTATCTGGGCCTCTTCAGACAAGCTACGTGACTCTGAATCATCACGATTAATTAACCCTGCTCTACAACAGGCAGTAGAATCTACTGTATCTGAATTAGAAGAAGCTACCTTTGGTCGGGATAAGTGGTTCGACATACGAGATGATATTTTAGATGAAGACCCTACCGATGTAGCGTACCTACGTAAGGTACTACAAGAAGACCTTGAGCGTGATGGGTGCAAATCAGCCATATGCGAGGTCTTCTTAAATGGTGCTATCTACGGTACGGGAATCGCTAAAGTTCTCGTAGAAGAGAAAATAGAGCGTGTGGTAGTCGAACAGGAGATAGAAGGTACTCTAGGATCTAAATCACGAGAAGTAGTCGAAGTAATTAGAATGGCAGTACCATTGGAAGCAGTATCTCCAAAAGAATTTATAATTGATCCTGCTGCCTTGTCTATAGATACAGCGTTAGGTGTAGCGCAGGAGGTTGTAAAACCCCGTTACCACGTTGTTAAAGGCATTGAAGCAGGAACTTATCGTGATGTACCACTAGGCCCATGCAACATAGGCATACACGACTTCGGGTTTGACCCAGAGAACCTAGCTGGTGCGGAAGACGACCGTGTTAAGATCACGGAATACTGGGGATTAGTCCCTAAGCGTTACTTATCTAAAGAAGAAGATAGCGGTGATGCGTTTGATTATGAAACAGACGAGCTAGTAGAGGCAGTAGTCACACTAGCTAACGATGATGTGGTACTTAGGGCAGAAGAAAACCCTTATCTTATGAAAGATCGTCCTTTTATTGCCTATCAGCATGATCGTGTACCTAATAAGTTCTGGGGTCGTGGTGTATGTGAGAAGGGATACAACCCTCAGAAAGCATTAGATGCTGAATTAAGGGGTCGTATAGACGCTTTGGCCCTGACGACACACCCAATGATGGCAATGGATGCTACACGTATCCCTCGCGGCACTAAACTAGAGGTTAGGGCAGGTAAAACCATACTAACTAACGGTGATCCACGTACAATCATCCAACCATTCAATTTCGGACAGTTACAACAGCACACATTCCAAGAATCTGCTGAATTAGAGCGTATGATCCAAATGGCAACAGGTGCTATGGACTCAGCGACCAGTGTAGCAGGAAATGCCCGTAACGGAACTGCTTCTGGCATGTCTATGATGCAAGCAGCATCTATTAAGCGTCAAAAGCGAACCCTAGCTAACTTTCAATCTGACTTTATGATCCCATTCATAGAGAAATCAGTACATCGAAAGATGCAGTTCGATGAAGAACGATACCCAGTATTAGACTACAAGTTTACCCCTTATTCTACTATGGGTATTATGGCTAAAGAGCTAGAAATGACACAGACTATTCAGTTGATGTCTATGCTACCTCCTGAGTCACAAGCGTTCAATATGCTATTACTGTCTGTATTTGAGAACTCTAGCCTAAATAACCGCGAAGAGATGATGCAAGCTGTAATGCAGATGATGCAGCCTAATCCAGAAGAAGAAGAGATGCAACAGCAGCACATGCAGATGGAAATGGCAGCTAAACAAGCAGAAACACAGCTAACGGGTGCTAAAGTACAAGAGACTCTAGCCAGTGCATACAATAAGCAAGCTGATGCTGCTTCTAAGATTCCTAACGAGACTGATGCACAAGAACGTATCTTAGACTTACAGAAGAAAGCATTAGAACTACAGAGTAAGGCTATGGAAGTCTCTAACATAGAGTCTGAGATAGTACGTAACATCCCTGAGATGAAACATTTAGAATCAGAAACTATTCTCAACTTAGCTAAAGCTAGTCAAGCGGTACGTTAAATGAGAACAGATAAGCAATTCTTTGATGGACGGTACAAGTTATTTGAAACGGACGGCTGGAAGGATCTAGTTGAAGAACTAACCTTAATGTCTAAATCCATAGATAACGTATCATCCATTGACGATGAAAAGTCCCTCTATTTAGTTAAAGGGCAAGTGTCTATCTTAAACATGATTATCACGTTAGAAGATCAGACAAAACTCATCGACACGGACAACTCTATTCAGTAGAGCCTGTGTCATTTTATTAACTCCACAATCTATAATATTAGACGGAGAGTATTACTATGGTAAATAGCATTGTAGTTGATCCTATTGAGAATTTAGAAACTGTTGAAAATGAAGTTGGCGTTGACTTAATTGAAGCAGAAGTCCAAGAACCAGAAGCACAACCAGACTATGAAGTACCTAGTAAGTTTCAAGGTAAGTCAGTCGAAGACATTGTTAACTCCTATTCAGAACTCGAAAAAGAGCTAGGTAGGAAGGGACAAGAAATAGGTGAGCTACGTAAACTATCGGACGATTTTTTAAAGACTCAAATACAGGCCAATCAACAAAACAACACTGCGATTAAGGAAGAAGAACCTGATTTCTACGAAGACCCACAAGCGGCAATCCGAAGAGAAATAGACAATCATCCTAAAATAAAGGAAGCTGAACGATTTAACGAAGACAACCGTCAAAAGGCGGCTCAACGTGAACTCAGTCAGAAACACCCTGACGCTAAGGCTACTGTAGAGTCGCCAGAGTTTCAGGAATGGATTTCCCAGAGTAAGATTCGCCAGCGTCTGTTTAGAGATGCTAATGCCTACGACATGGATTCAGCAGAAGAACTGCTTTCTACTTGGAAAGAACGAAAGATGATTTCTAAGACACAGGAAGTAGAAGACTCTCAGAAACAATCGAAAGCAAAAGCACTTCAATCAGGCAAGGCTGAAAGTAGGTCTTCTGGGGACTCTGTTGGAGGTAAGAAAATTTACCGTAGATCAGACCTCGTACGTTTAAAAATGACAGACCCAGATCGCTATGAGTCACTTGGAAGTGAAATCTACCAAGCGTACTCAGAAGGTCGGGTTAAATAATATTATATACTGGAGTTAATTCACATGGCATTAGGTACAAATCACGTAACAGGCTCAACAGCCGCTTCATTCATCCCCGAATTATGGTCGGATGAAGTAATCGCTGGATACAAGAAGAATCTTGTACTAGCTAATCTAGTAACTCGCATGAGCCACGTAGGTAAGAAAGGTGATACCATTCACATTCCTTCCCCTAGTCGTGGTGCTGCAAACGCAAAAGCTGCAAGCACAGAAGTAGTATTGAACTCTCCTGCTACCGCAGATATTGCTGTCCTACTCAACAAGCACTATGAGTATTCAACTTTGATTGAAGATATCGTAGAGAAGCAAGCATTGTCCTCTCTTCGACGTTTCTACACTGAAGACGCAGGGTACGCTCTCGCTACTCAAGTAGATACGGATCTCTTTGCTTTAGTATCTGCCTTAAACGGTGGTACTCAGTTAGGCGGTGACGGTGGTTCTTCTACTGCTGACATTACTGATGCTGGTATCCGTAAGTTTATGCTTGTCTTAGACAACAATGACGTTCCTATGACAGATCGCTCATTGGTAATCCCTCCTGTCGCTAAGAGTGATATGTTGGGAATTGCACGTTTCACTGAGCAAGCATTTATCGGTAGTGGTAGTGCAATCAAAACTGGCATGATGGGTAATGTATATGGCGTAGAAGTGTTTGTATCTTCTGCTTGTCCTACTGCAAGTTCTGATCGTGTAGGTGTTATGCTACATAAAGATGCTTTGGTTCTAGCCGAGCAACAAGGCGTACGTTCACAAACTCAATACCAGCAGCAGTATCTTGGTGACTTGTTCACTGCGGATACTATCTACGGTGTTAAAGAGTTGCGTGATAACGCTGGTATCAGCTTTCTTTGCCCAACCACTTAATAAGTGCGAGGTGCATTGATTTTTCACAAGCTTAACTTAGTTAAGTAGTTGACATCAACAGAGGCCCTTACTACGGTGAGGGCTTCTACTTACTTACAGTATCTAGGAAATTATATGCCCATCTACTCTTATAAGTGCGAAGACAATCACGTAACAGATCACTTATGCCCAATATCAGACCGTAACAATGCAAAAGCATGTAAGGTTTGTAGAGCCGATGCTCATATGATTATCACCCCTGTTAAAGTATCTCTAGATCCAACTGATCCAGCCTTTGCTGGTACGTGGTTAACTTGGGAACGTAACAGGGCTAAACAAATGAAACAAGAACAACGAATACAGAAAAGCAGGGAGGGTTAACCTATCTTTGGATTTCCTATAGAAGCTATCACTATGATTCTAAGCGTCTTAGGCGGTGCTGTGATGAAGATGTGGTCACAATCACAGAAAGATAAGGCTGACCAGCAAAAAGCTCTTATACAGCGATTCTCGGCCTCTGAGGATAGTGTAGAGTCTGCTAGGGCCTATCAGAACCCTAACGCCCAATGGATCAGACGTTTCTTAGTTGTATCCTTTATGGCTATGGCAGCTTTTATCTTAATAGCTCCCATACTAGACCTTCCAACTGTAGTTCCTGTTGAGGTAACGAGTGGATTTAAGTTTCTATTCCTTGACTTCACAAATACAGTTACTGAGTGGAAAACATTAAAAGGCATGGTTACTCCTGAGTGGCTCCCTCATGCAATTATGGCTGTCGTAGGTATGTATTTCGGTCAGTCCATAGTTTCACGTAAATAAATTTAAACACATATAAGGTAAACAATCATGGGACTAGATAGGGGTTTAAATTCTTCATCGACTAATCCATTAGGAATTGATGATGATGATTACACAGCAACAACGAGGGGGGCACAAGGGCCGAAAGGTGACGATGGGGCCTCTACTCAAGACTACATAGATAAGTACAATACAGTAGTTACTAGCGCAGCCGCAGCAGGAACCAGTGCGACTAACGCAGCTAGTTCTAACTCTCAAGCCGCAGCACAAGCGTCTATAGCCACTACTCAAGCAGGGATCTCTACCACTAAAGCTGGTGAGGCTGCTACAAGTGCAACTAACTCAGCCAACAGTGCTACAGCTTCAGCCTCTAGCGCGTCTACAGCCTCGACTCAAGCCAGTAATGCAAGCACAAGCGCGTCTACGGCTACTACTCAAGCGAGTAACGCAAGCACAAGCGCATCAACAGCTACAACTAAGGCAAGTGAAGCGTCAGCCTCTGCAAGCACTGCAAGCACTCAGGCAACCAATTCATCTAACTCAGCTACCGCTTCAGCTAACTCAGCAACGGCAGCAGCAAACAGTGCAACAGCCAGTGCTAACTCAGCTACTGCTTCTGCTAACTCTGCTTCTGGTGCATCTACCAGCGAGACTAACGCAGCAGCTAGCTTTGACTCTTTTGACGACAGGTATCT